TTTAATTGATTTCTGGTTGCCATAGTTGTTAAACCTCTTGATTAATTAAAAGTTGCCGATTACTTCTTCAAAATCAACACCAGTCTTGGTGGCAATAAAGGTAAGACCGATGAAGTTAATCGATCTTGCTGGTTTAATGTAGATGTCTGCTCTAAACTCATTAGCATCAATAACTGCTGCTGTGTTATTGGTTTCATCAGCAATTACGACATAATCAAAGATACCTCTCTTTGCCTGAACATCACGCAAGAATGGTTCAATAGTATTTACAAAATTAGTTCTTGTAATTTCATCGTTAAACTCAAACAGTACATCTTTAGCGGCACGAGAAATAGCATCCTCAAGATAGATGAAGAGTCTGCGAACATTAATACGATCAAATGCCGATGTTCTTCCTAATCCGGTCTTATCACCGAACAGAATAATACCCGCTCCCGGTGAGAAGATGATTGGATTGATTCTGTTAGTATAAAGACGATCTCTCTGAGACTTATTTGGCGTATAAGCAAGTTTGACGGCATTTAAGATAGCACCTCTTGCGGTTCCTGCTGGAGAATACCAAGGGAAGTAATTAATGTCATTACGAGCACACAGACCAGCGATATCACCATTTAGGGGGGCATATCTGTAAGTATTTGCAAATCTGTCGTACATATACTTGTACCCAGAATCAAATACTGCATAAGAAGAAGATGCTATAGGTGAGAAGAAACTAATTACATTTCTGGTAATATCTTCTGGCGCTCTAACAGTAATGTCTCCTTCTGCTGGATTGTCTGCAAGAGCGGCACCTCTATATGGAGTAATAAAGGCAACTGCATCCTTTCTAAGTTCGGCAACCGAGATGAGTTTATTTGCCAGTTCTTGTGCGGTTTCCTTTGCATAACCTGCAGATCCCATCAATAAGAAATCTACTTTGATTTCTTCTGTGTTCTCAAATAAATCATATCCATCCTTAAGTTCTGCCAGAGTTGCAGTAAGAGCACCAGCAGTATTAAGATTGGTTCCGCCATCATAGTTAAGACCACCCGCTAATGTGTAGGTATTAGAACCTGCGGCACCAAAAATAACATTTTCTGCGGGTTGGTCCCATCCATTATCGGTTGTTAGGTCAAATTGATTCGGATCATATCCTGTTGTGGTAAGTCCGGCAGGAGCACCGCCAGCAAAGATATTTGCAGAACCTGCGGCAATATACTTTCTCCAATAAGAAGTACTTCCGGCAGAAAACTCGGCATCAGTTGCCTTAGAAAGACCTAAGTGCTTCTCAAGAATTGTTCCGGCATTACCAGTAATAGTTCCTAACTCATCAATAAGTACAACATGAACTTCATCAAATCTAGATCCTCTTGGTTCTGCAAATGCCGAAGTTCCGGGAGACTGTGCTATATTATTCCACTGGATTGTGGTTTTGATTTTATCAAGGTTGATGTATTGTTGACTGAACCAATCAACTTCGCTGGTATAAGCAGCACTTCCTAGTGTATTTCCTGAACTATATGTTACGATACCAACACTTCCAGTTTCGGTAAAACAGTAAGTTCCATCTTGCTGATAATCAACAGGAGTTTCTGTATTTCCGGATGATACACGACTTAAAATCTTAACCGCAACTGAACCTGCACCAACCTCAGTAATAATTCCTTTTAGATAAGAACCGGTTAATGATACTGAACTTCCAGAAGAAGTATCGGTCTTTCCTGTAAGAGATTGAGTTACGCCATAACCAACTTGAATTGTGGTTCCGGTTGTTGTGGATGTGTAACTTCCAAAAGAAAGTTCTACATTAGTGAGAGAAATGCTATTTAATGATGCGGGACTAATGAATACTGTTCCGACTCCAATTGCGGTTACAGTTGTTCCGGACCCTATAATTCCAGTTTCTACTTTTAGAGTTTGCCCAACTGCAATACCGGTTGTTGTAATACCAGTAACAGATGTGGTGGTGATCCCAATATCCCCATCAGATGCTGTTGCAACTCCAACAAAAGTAGTATTTGTTACTGAAGTTGTAGATATACCGCTTAAAATTTGGTCTGCCTTGGAATCAATAATTGCTACTTTAATTCCGTTTGCCCAAGAACCAGGATTTCTTGCTGCTACAGTAACACCAGTAATGGTATTTTCATCATATCCAAGTTCTTCATAATTATCCAAACTCTTAATCTTAACGCTACTTGCAGTTCCAACAAAGGCATTTTTGGTGTTGGTGTCATCTGCTCTGACTACCTGTAATGAACCACCATAAGAAAGATAGGATGAGGCAACCATCCAACTTTCATAGTGCTTATCTGTGGAATAAGGTTCACCAAAAGTATTCAGTAGATCATTTTCATTCTCTACTAATGTTGGCGAATCTACAGGTCCTTTTGCGAATGGTGCAACAATTGCTCCTACTTTATTAGAAGCTGGTTGAACTCTACCAGAGGTTAAGTCAACTTCCCTTACTACAATTCCAGGAGATGCTAAATTTAGCGGCATCTTTATTCTCCGTTATCCCGAATTATTCTAAAAGTATTTATAATTTCCTTCCCTTTCAATAACTTATCCATAATCCCACATATAAGACCGGTCACCATATTCATCTACACTCCAAATTTCTTGTTCCTGTATTCCGTTCTCTGAGGTGGCATTCATCCATCGGTCTCCGGTTTCTTGCTCTACAAATACTTCCATATCTTCTAACCCATCCGAAATAAATCCGAATGGTGCCATATCTTGATCAATTTGGTTTTTTTGTTCCTCATATATTCTTTTACGAATATCATTATCCGTCATCTCCTTAAAATAGTCCTGAGCCACTAACCAGGAAAAAATGACAAGACACATTACCAAGTCGTCATTACAACCTTCTTCTGCTTCAAATGAATTATGTTTTTGGGCAAATGTGGTAAGTTCACTAATGATATCATAGTCACTAATGAATAGTTTGTCATCTTCAATCAGTAGTTTTAAGTTGGAGCAACCTAATTTTTTAACTGCTGCAGTTGTTCTAACTCCAAGTTGAGATTTTTTACCACTAAATCCAGACCCAACTAATTGCCCTGCCCTACCTCTCATAGAGCACATTAGAATATTATCATATTCCAAATCATAGTGAAGAATATTGGCAACCTGATCTCCAATATCATTTACTTCTACAAGTAACCAGGCATTATCATATCCTCTTGCCACCTCATTAATGATACTGGGAAACAGCATCGGTTTAATTTCATTATTTTTGTATTTTGCGACCACCTTATAGGGAAAGTTTGTAATGTCAAAAACCACGAATGCCGAATAGTCGTTTCCTATTCCACGAGCAACATCAACCGTAATTAAATAACTGTGGTCTTCTATTGGATTTTCATAAACATCAAGACCTTTGCTTCTTTTTATTGGGTCATCATAGACTAATATTTTCAGTTTGCTTGGATTGATAAGTGTTCCTACCGACCCCAGAAACTCACAAAGATGCTCTGCCCTAAACTGTTCTTCGCTAGTATTAGCAATTGTCTGTGCTTTCCATTCCTCATCTCTTCCCGGAACTTCGGACCAGTGGACCTCTGTTGCCACAAATGAGTTCTTACCACGCTCTGCATCGTGCCACATACGGTAGAAATGATTCATACCTTTGGGTGTGGATACTACAATAACCTTGGTGGACTTACCAGATGAAATTGTCGGATATACAGATGCAAAGAAATCGTCGGCAATATGATTTGGAACGAATGCAAATTCGTCCAAGAAAATAATATTAAAACTCATTCCCCGAACAGCAGATGCAGAAGTTGATGCCGCAATAATTTTTGACCCATTTTCCAATTCTAATGAACCTTTATTCCAAGATACAATTCCTTGTTGCATCCATTTTGGAAGATTCTCATAAGATAATTGTAGTCTACTTAAGATTTCTCTTGATGTTGATGCCTTGTTTGCCAGAATACCCACATTTACGTTGTCATTAAAAACAATATAATGCAATAAGTATGATACTACCGTTGTCGTTTTGCCAACTTGGCGTGGCATCTTCGCTATGTTAAATCTGTTCTTATGAAAGTTGCTGACCAATCTCTCCTGAAAGGGCCACATATTAAACTTAACAAGACCATCATCAACATTAACAATCTTGATGTATTTCTTGGCAAAATAAACAGGGTCTTCCTTACAAGTTAAGAACTCAATAATTTGTTCTTCAGTAAATTGTATTGGAGTATTTGCTCTCTTTAGATTTGGATTGGAGAGATATGCGTCCCCTATCTTTAGTTGAATGTCTTGAATATCCATAATTACCTACTAACCTCTTCCCAGTCCATAGAACCAACTACAGTATCACCACCACCATTAGAAGCAATAACAAGAGTAATTTCAAAAGGTGTTGATGTTAGTCCATTTCTTTCTAACTGAAACTTAAAGAGTGCTTCTCGGGGTATATCAATTTGAGTTGATCCTTGATTTGAAGCAGTAAAAAATCCACTCGCAAGTATTCTTCCACCAGTATGAGAAGTTCCAGTAATGTTATAATTCACAGCACTATCATCACCAGCACTTACCCAATCTCCTCCCCCAGTAGTGCCAGATGCTCTAATCTGCCAATTATAGGCACCTGTATCGATTGGCATTGCCGAAAGTGCCGTGATAATTGCAATCGCATCTAAATTATTTGGTGATGTTTTGAGTCTTATACTTACGATAGGATAAAATGTTCCAGCAGTTGTAAGAGTTCTTGGGGTGGTGATTGGTGTTCCTACTGCCTGCTGTAATCCATGAAGATTATAACCACCCTCCGAAATTACTGAAGAACAAATCTGTTTGAGATTACTTGTACTTGTGGTTATTCCAGTATTAGCAATCTCATATCTTACTGGAAGTGATGCTGTTGTGATATAAGTTGATTCAATTATGTTTGCGTGATGAAATGTATGGCAGTGAATGAATGCTCCGTCAATTACAAAACCTATTCTTACGGAACCAACACCCAACCATTCAATATCCATCCATAAGATTTGTGCTTTGGATGAATTTAATGTAAAACCAGAAGGACCTGTACCGTCTAATTTATCAACATTCCAGTCTTCCTGTGCAACTCTTGTCGTTGTTCCAAGAGATAAACTTTTCTCTACAAAATATGCAGTATCCCCATCAACCTCAAAATACATTCCATTATCAGCACCAAAATATCCAACTCTTTGACGAAGATTTGTTTTCTTGGGGTTCATTACAAATGTATTCAATACCAGCAAAGACTTTCCTGGTTGATATGCGAATACTTTTGTTGTTTCTCTAGTCACAGAACAACCAGCAGTAGTTCCAATTCCAATATTAATCAAACCCTGTGCGGTTACAAATCCAACTGTAGAACCAGTTCCTACAACTAAACTACTCCAGAGATTATTGTCCCTATATCTGTGAGAACTATCAAAAAGTGTGAGTGGGTTTGATACTCTTAAACGACCAAATGCATCACTTGAAGTTGATGGAAGTGTAACAGATGCTGATGATGTTGTAGAAATTGATACTGTTCCCGTAACTGGTAGGGGATTACTAGAACTTACAGGAGCACTATTAAGGTTGAGTGATACTTGCCCTGTTGTTCCAATTCCTACTGTTCCTTGAACTGTAACAGTAGAACCAATACCTGATACTGCGACTGTTGTTACTGGATTGGTTATGTAGAATGAAGTGTTAGAGATTGATACTGTATTAGCAATTGATACTGTTCCACCAACAGTTACTGTTGTTACTGGATTTAAGACATAAAAAGAAGTATTGGATATAGAAACTGTATTTGCAATAGAAACAGTTCCACCAACAGTCACAGAAGTAACTGGATTTAGAACATAAAAGGAAGTATTAGAGATTGATACAGTATTCAGTAATGTGGAAATGCCAACTGGAAGATATGAAAGATTTAGATTTTGTGCAGTTCCAATACCAATAGGCATATATGGAATACCTTCGTCTTCTAAAATACCACTTGAACCAACTTCTGTGATGTGCGTATGAACTGGGTCTTGTGGAGTACTTGTGACTGATACTGTTGTTCCTACATTTACATCACCAGTAATCGTAATATTGGAAGAACCTAATGATACTGGAAATGGATTGTTGAATGTGACTGGAGAACCACCTTGATTAATCGCAACAAATCCAGTTGTTCCAATACCTACTGGAAATCTATTTGTTTCACTTACAACTTCTCCATCTTTAGTCGCAATCATTGGGACTTCAAAAAGACTTCTTTCTTGATTCAGAAAGTCCTGCGTATTCTTATTAAACTGTGCCATAATTAATCAGTCCAAGTTAGTCTTTCTGGTTGATATCTTTGTGAGTTCTTAATTTTTAAAGAATTTGTTGTTTGGGGGTAAATGTTATGTACAATTGCTCCAGGATATTCTCCCTGAAGTTGCTCCGCAAGTTCATTTTTGTTCAACATCTTGCCTTCAACTTCTAATCTATACATTTTACCTTCCCAAACTATATCTGCGGTAAAAGACTCTCCAACGGGTTCTGATTGAGATTCTGAACCATTCATATAAAGATTGCCGTTGAAATTTCCAGCAATATTAACACTTTCTGAAATAAACTGATTGAAGGATTTCATTTTAGTTACAGTTCCACTTTCTTAGGGATAATGTCTTTCTTGT